CACAGCGTAAAGATGGAATGGTTATCGGTATTACTACCGCTGGAGACCAGTCATCGGAAACTCTAATGGACTTGTATCGTTTAGGGACTTCCGCAGCTATGGGTGATAAAGACCTTGAAAGGTTTGGTTTCTTTTGTTGGCAAGCCAAAGAAAATAGTCAAGTCGATGACCCTGCTGGTTTGAGGGCTGCTAACCCTAGCATTAGTGCTGGTCGTTTAGATCTAAATACTGTGTTGTCTGACATTCGTTCAATCCCTGAACATGAGGCGAGACGATATAGGCTAAATCAGTTCATTTCGGGAACATCTCAATCTTGGCTGGCATCTGACCTATTCAGTCAGGCTTCGGGTGATGGGATTACTAAACAGGAAAATGTTGTTATCTCTATTGACAGGACAAAGAATTGGGAATACGCAACAATTGCTGGAGCAAGGAAAACTGACGATGGGACTTTTGAGTCTGAGCTTATTGCTACTTATGCTGGTGCTACGGAAAATGTTCTTTATCATCGAGTCAGGGAACTTTACGCTACTGGATGTGTTATTGCTATCACTATGGATGACAGGCAGTTACCTAACTTGGCTAAGCGTCTAAAGGCTGATGGTTTACCTGTTTGGCAGTTATGGACTAAGGAAATCTCCTCGGCTTGTTCAACGGTTTACGCTATGTTCTCGGCTGGTCAAGTGAAACACCGTAACGATCCATTACTTCAACTTCAATCGCCTAAGGGTATCGCTAAGTATGTTGGTGAGACTTGGTTCATTTCGAGACGAGACTCTTTGGGTGACATTGACGCTCTTATGGCTACTGTTATGGCTTTGTATGTTTCTGCGACATACCAAGAATTAGGTTTGCAAGTTTTTTGACTTTGTCTTATCTGTGGTATACGGTCCTAGGTAATGGCAAGTTTATTTGACAGGCTTTTGGGTAGAGACCGAGAAACTCGTGGCACTACTCCAGTTTGGCCTACCCGTTCTGATTACAGTGTTGGTGTGAATGAGGCTTTGACTCTCACAGCTGTGTATCGTTCAATCCAAATCATTGCTACACCTATTTCCAAGATGCCCATGGAAACTTACAGGTATGCTACGGGAATTGAGATTCCTGTTGAGAATCCTGTTTTGGTGAATAAACCAAACTATTTGGACACTAAGCGTGACTTCCTATTTCAAACTGTGGTTTCTATGGCTTTGGATGGTAACGCTTTCTGGCTCAAATCTTATGGATCTAACGGTCAGGTAAATAACCTAACTTTGATACCACCTAACGCTGTAACTATTAGAACTGATAAAGGCGTAAAGTATTACGACTATCAAGTCACTCAGGATGGTCCAGTAGTTACAACTACATCTGACATTCAACATCTAAAACTTTTTAGTCGTGCAGGTTACTTACGTGGGCTCGGTCCTATTGACGCTTGTAATAAAGACATTTCGGCTGCCTTGGAACTTCGCAATTTTGCTGCTAACTGGTTTGGTCAAGCTGGTATTCCAACAGGAATCCTAAAAACTGATAAGCCTATTGGTAAAGAGGATGCAGATGAAATCACTGACCGCTGGCACACTAAACAATCTGAGCGTAAAGTTGCTGTTTTAGGTCAAGGCTTTGAATGGCAGACAGTTCAACTAAATCCTCGTGACGCTATGTTTACTGATGTTCAGATTCAGCAGGTTCAGGCTATTGCCAGACTATTTGGTATTCCAGCGAGACTACTTTTGACTGGTGTTGACGGATCTAGTGACACTTATACGAATCTGCAAGACGAGAATCAAGTTTTCTATCGTCACACTCTTATGGCTTACACCGATGCAATCTCAGATGCTCTCAGTGAATGTTTACCTAGGGGAACTAGAACTGAGTTTAACTTTGAGGGACTATTTAGAGCTGACATGGCTAACCGTTTTAACATGTGGGAAACTGCTCTCCGTGCAGGGTTTATGACTGTTCAGGAAGTAAGAGACAAGGAAGGTCTTGGAAATGACACAAATGGAGACTAGAAGTTTTGAAATTAGACTTGACGCTGAAACTCGTGAAGTAACTGGCTTGGCAGTGCCTTATGGTCAGACCGCTGACATTGGTGGTGTTTACCGTGAGCAGTTTGTTCCTGGAGCCATTCGTAGCGTGGAGGATGTCAAACTATTCTGGCAACACTCAGAGCCTATCGGCAAGATTCTTGAGGGTAGAGACACTGAGGCAGGTTTTGAAATCCGTGCCAAAATCTCTGACACACCTAGAGGTAATGAGGCTTATACCTTGCTCCGTGACGGTGTAATAAACAAGTTCAGCGTAGGTTTCGTCCCTGTCGAACAGACCCGTGATGGAGACCTAGTTACTAGAACTCATGTTCTATTGAGGGAATGTTCCCTCGTTAGTTTTCCCGCTTTCGACGGAGCATCTGTCTCCGAAGTTCGTGAGGAATCAACCGTTGCCGAAGTGGTAGCGGATTCAATCCAAACAAAGGAAACCAACATGTCTGAAAACATGGAATTGGATGTCCGTGCTGTTCAAGATGAAGTGGCTGAAATCCGCAGAGAACTTGAATTGGTAAAGGCTCCAACAATCAGCGTTCCAACTTTCGAGGCGAAGTTTCGTTCTCAGGGTGACTACGCTAAAGCACTTGTAACAGGTGACAGCGATGCTGTCGAACTATTCCGTGCAGCTACTTCTGCTGATGTCGCACTTCGTCCAGCGTTCGTTGGGTTTGTAAACAGCCTAATCAACTCAGGTCGACCAACATTGGCTGCATTTAGCATGCAAACACTACCTGCAACTGGACTATCTGTCGAGTATGCAAAAATCAACTCTAACGGTGTTGCCATCGGTAAGCAGTCAAGCGAAAACTCAGCAGTATCAACTGGTGACATCACGCTAAGCACTGTTTCAGTTTCAGTAAACACTTACGGTGGTTATGTAAAACTATCTAAGCAAGCTGTTGAGCGTTCAACCGTAAACTACCTAGATGTAGCGTTCCAGGCTATGTCTTTGGCTTACGCAAAGAAAATGAACACCGAGTTCATCGCTGTTCTAGCTGCACTAACTTGGACAGGCACTAAGACTGTTGACGCATCTGGTCTAACCGCTGCTACTGTTGCTGGTGCTCTAGCCGATGCTTCTGCCAAGATCTACACTGACACAGGTCTATCACCTGAGTTCATTGTTGCTGGAACCACTGCTTACAAGCGTTTGGTTGGTATCGTAGACACAGCTGGTCGTCCAGTAGTTCTACAAGATGGTCCTGGAGTCAACAACATTGGTTCTGCTGACATTCCTGGACTTCGTGGTTCAATCTTTGGTTTGCCTATCATCGTTGACCCTGCTCTAGACGCTAAGACCGCATACATCGCTAACTCAATGGCTTTGACAACATACGAGTCTGCTGGTAACCCTGCCCGTCTATCAACAACCGATGCTACGACCTTGTCTGACTTCTACTCTGTTTATGGTTATGCAGCGTTTGCTGTTCCATTCGAGGGTGCAATCATCAAGATCAACACTGGAGCCTAATAACTCATGGCTGTAACGGTGGAGCAGTTTAGGGCTTATGTAGGAACTAAGGAAGTGTCAACGTTTGTTGATAGTTGCTTATCTGGTGCTAATCAGCATGTCGCTAAGTTCGTGGGTTCTGCCCGTGTTCCTAACGATGTGTTAGATATGGCTGTCCTATCATGTGCATCTGAACTGTTCCACCGCAGGTCGGCTCCTAACGGAGTAGCTCAATTCGCTGACCTAGGCACTACTGTCCGTATTGCTAAGGATCCAATGAACGCAGCTAGAGAAATGCTCTTACCATTTACAGGTCCAGGTCTATGACCAACGAAATTACTATCTCTAAGGGTGAATTGGCTCTGGACTTGCAGACAGCAGGTTTAGAGGTTTTGGATTATGTCCCAGAACGACTTATTCCACCTGTGATAGTGATGACTGCTGGCTCACCATACCTGACTACTGAAACTGTTGGCAATACTTACCGCCTTGGACTTACTTTGACTTTGGTTGCATCAACTGCAACTAATGAGGAGGCTACTGAGTCTTTGGATGCTCTTATTGCTGACACGGTCTCTGCTCTCGGAGGCTTGGGCTATGTGATTCTAAAGCAAGTTAACCCTAGTTATCGTCTAGCGGTAAACAATGCCGAGTATCTCTCTGCCGATCTAAACCTTGACTTATCTATAACACTCTAAAAGGAGAATCCGATGGCAACATCAACAAGAATCAAAGCAACAAACATCAGCTTCAAGATTGGAAGCACTGAATACAACTGTGACGCTAACATGGTCGAATTGACCTTGAATGACGCTCCTGGTGATGTTCAGACTTTCTGTGAAGTTCGCACTGGTGGTGAATGGAAGCTACAAATTGACGGTGTAACTTCTGGTGACGCAGCGAGCCTATACCGTATTCTTTGGGCTAACTTTGGAACCACTGTGGCGTTCACCATTGCACCTAATGGTAATGCTTCGGCAAGCACTTCACAGCCACATTACACAGGTTCAGTAATCTTTGACACACTTCCACCACTAAGCCTAAGCAGCGGTGAGATTACTAAGTTCTCAGTGACTTTGACTGTTCTAAACAGCGTTCACACACCGAGCACTACTCCTCCTGTTTTCTATGGTGTAACTCTAAAGACAGCCTAAACATGGGTTATGTCAAGTCAGGGGTTAAAATCTCTGGTTTGAATGAAGCGGTTGCTGGTCTCAAGGCTATGGGTGCCGATAAGGAATTATCTAAACTCAACCTTGAGATTGGTAATCGTGTAGTCAAAGAGGCTAGAGAATTAGTGCCAGTAAAAACAGGTAATCTAAAGGGTTCTATCCGATCGGTTAGATCTATAAATGGTGTGACTGTCAAAGCTGGACGGGACCCTCAAATCCCTTATGCTAATGCTCAAAACTGGGGTTGGTTCTATGACCGTAAACATATGCAACCTAAAAACATTTTACCTACTCAATTTATGAATAAGGGTGCTGGTAAAGTGTTACCGTGGATAAAAGAACATTACATCCAAGAACTAATCAAAGTGTATGAACGCTTTGCAGGTAAATAACAGAAAGTAAGGAAAGTATGACCACCAATAGTTTCGACTTTGAATCATTGACTTTAAATGAAGTTGAGCAGATAGAACTTATTACTGGTTCTAGCATTGACCAACTTATGGATGATGGACAGCCTAAAGGTAAGGCTCTCAAAGCTATCATCTTTATTGTCAAGAAACGTAGTAACCCTAATTTCACTCTTGAGCAAGCTGGAGAAGTTTCTATGACTGAGGCTAACAGTTTCTTTGTGAGTGCTAACGACCCAAAAGAGTAATAGCGGATAAGGCAGCTGAGCGTATGGCGTTTATGGTTGTTCATGCAGGTGTGAGCCTGACTGAATACAAGACCATGACGCTTAGAGAGTTTCAGGCTATTGCTTCCGCTTTGAAAGATAAGAGACCTGAATGAGTGTTCTAAAATTAGAGGTTCTAGCAGATCCATCTAAGTTTCGTGCTGGCATGTCAGCAATGCAAAAGGATCTATACAAACTTCGTAGAACAACTGATGTAGTTGGTCGCTCTATGAACAGGGCTTTGGGTGCTGTCGGTTTGGGTATGGGTATTGCTAAATTGACTGGATTCTTGAAAGAATCTGCTCGTGCTGCTGCTGAGGACACTAAGTCTAAGAATCAGCTTGCTTTGGCTTTGAGAAATACTCTAGGTGCAACGGTTGAGACCACTAATGCTGCTGAGCGTTATGTTCAGTCTTTATCTAATCAAGTCGCAGTTTTGGATAATGACCTTAGACCTGCTTTGGCTACTGCTATTAGATCTACTGGTTCATTGGCTAAGGGTTCGACCTTACTTGAAACTGCTTTGAATGTTTCCGCTGGAACAGGTAAGGACCTAGGCTCCGTAACTAATGCCATGTCTAAGGCTTACAACGGGAATTATGCGTCTCTAAAGAAACTATTGCCATCTATCAAAGTTGGCAAAGACTTTATGAGTCAATTAGATAGAGCGTTCAAAGGTGCAGCCGAGCAAGCGGCGATGGATGATCCATACAAGGCTCTAATGGTTATTCTAGATAACTTCAAGGAAACTGTTGGTGCAGAGCTCGTTCCTGCCATGCGACAGTTTTACGAGTATCTGAAATCTCCTGAGGGTGCTCAACAGTTGAGAAATATGGCTAAAATCTTTACTCAAATTGCTCAGGGTATTGGTCAGGTCATTGGTTTTGTTATTCAAAACATAAGTTACATCAAGGCTTTGGCTGCTGCCATTATCGTGGTCAAATTAGGTATTGGTGGATTGACTTTTGCCATGAAAATCTATGACATAGCAACAAAACTTGCTGGGACATCTACTAAGGCTTTGAGGGTTGCTTTGATTAGCACTGGTATTGGTGCTGTGGCCGTTGGTATAACTACTTTGATTAGTTCCTTGGTTGAATATAAAGATGCTGCTGAGGCGGCTGCCGAGGCAACTGCTCAGATGTTCGCTGACTTGGATCTAATGTCACCAGAAATGAAGTTAGCCATCCAGTCTTATAAAGATGCTGTAATCGAAATTGACACTCTAAATAAAAAGGTTTTTGCTGACGGTAAACTTGTTTTTGACCAGGCTGTTTTTGATAAGAAAGCACAGGACGCTCTTGATGCCGCTGAAAGAGTAAAGGAAGCTGCTGCTAAAGTAAAAAAGGCTTTGGCTGACAAGATTAGTGGTATCAAAACTGTTGCTGAACAGTTTAGAGATTCTATCGGTTTGGCGTTTGGTTTAGGTGGTAAAGATGAATATTCTGTTTTCAACCCTGATGCTGTTATTGCCAAGATGACTCGTGTCGCTAATGCTGCTAAAGGTTTTTCACAGAATCTTGCAAAGATTATCAAATTGCCTGGAGGTCAGGCGGTCGCTGACCAACTTGTAGCTATGGGACCGGCAGCAGGAAACATTGCAGCCAAGGCACTACTTGCATCTCCTAAAAAACTAAAAACAATTATCGGTTTACAAGGTGATCTTTATACTGCTGGTGCTCAAGCTGGTGCTCAACAGGCTTTATCTACTAATGCAACCTATGAGATAAACATAAACAAATCTGTGATTAGTGCTTCGGACATCATCCGTGAGATTCAAAAGTTTGAAAAAGTCAATGGCAGGAAGTATCTGTTAAATGGCTAATGATGTTTGGGATGTCAAATCTAATCTCAGGATTCAATACAATGACGGAACTAGCTGGGTTTCAATTCAAGCCGATTCTTATACTGTTGACATAGATCGTGGCATAAATGTTGAGCAAGGTGTTTTCGCTAGACCTGATGTTGGTAATGCCAAAGTTCAGATGGTCAAAAAAAGTCTGTCAGACCTAATCACTGGACCTGCCTATAAGTCAAACATGCCATTTAGGATTCAGTATCAGCCAGCACCAGATTCGGCTCCAACTGTTTATAACACTATTTTCTATGGGTTTATCCAAAACATTGGAATGTCTTACCTAAATGATGCTCAAAAACTTGGCATAACTATTACTGCTTATGATGCTTCTAAGATTCTGCTCAATTCGAGAGTTTCAAGTTTTGTTATTAGTGGAACTACTACTGCTAGAAGTTTCAAGAATCTTATGGCTGACCTTGCCACCACTATAAATACCATAGATACTAGAGTCACTTTAGCTCAATCTGCTAACGCAGGTTCTCTAGGTTCATCTACATACCAAATTGCTCAAACTTTTGTGGACGCTAAATCTGGCGAAATCCTAAATCAAATGCTAGACGCTGAACTTGGATGGTGCTGGGCATCTCGAACAGGTGCTAACCAGTGGTATTTGACTCGCCTAGACATTGACTCTTTACAAGGTAAAACATGGAGCAGTTCAGCCAAAACTGTTTCCAACGTTCATTCAACTTCAACTAACCATTACTGCATGGATTCAATAGATCTAACTTATGACTCAGACCGAATCGTAAACAAAGTAAAGGTCAAGGAAGTTGGTAATCCTGATAGTGGTGCAGCTGGTTCAAGTCCAGCATCAGATAAAACTGCTACTAACTCAACTTCGGTAACTAATTATGGTGCTCAGGTTGGAAACTTTGAAATAACTATGGATCCAGGGACTTCACCTTATACCCGTGTCTCTGACTGGGCTACCGCCGTGGCTAACATGGCTGACCCTAAATCTATCGGGCGTGTTACTTGTCCAGCATTGAGGCGAGATGGAAAGATGTCTAATGTGGCTGACACCGAAATTGCTGACGCTCTACAAATAGAGTTCTCTGATGGGACTAACACCATTCAACAGATTAGCCTTGTTTCCCGTATTGGACACAGTATTACTGCTGACCATTGGGAAGTTACTTTAGATCTATGGAAAGGCATTTGATGTCTCAGGAAGTTTTAGTTTGGACTCTATCAGGCATCCTTGGGGGAACTAGCGTCTCAGCTCTATTTAAGTATTTGAATAACCGCAGATACCAGTCCATCTCTATGGAGGAACGCTTACGAGCTGAAATGTTTGAGCAGATTGACGGTCTAAAAACTGAACTCGCCACACTAAAGGCAGAACTTGACCAGTGGCGTGATAAATACTTGAATCTACATAAGGAATACACAAAGTTGAAATCTGACTTTGACAAACTAACAAAGGATAAATGAAATGGCTAAAACACCTGTTCTAGCACCTAAAATCACTACTTGGGTAAATGTTGAGGTTCTAGATGAACCCGTAATTCCTAGTGATGTTGTTGAGACTGCTGTTGAGGTTTCTGACGGTGAGTGAGACTTACACGGTAACTGATGGAACCTTTGACCTTGAGATTCTTGCTGGTTCTACTTTTCCTAGCGTTGCTGGGGATTGTAGCTTTTACCCTACTGATTCTGACGGTGTCGCTTTTAGCCTTACTGGGTATACCGCTAAACTTCAAGTAAGGGAGCAACCTAGCACCACAGCGGTCATTGACATAACTCCTACTGTAAACACTTCAAACAATTCTGTTTCGTTCTCTTTGACACCTACACAGACTTCGTTGCTAACTAAAACTGATTATGTTTACGCTATTGAATTGACTCAAACTTCGACAAGTAAGGTGCTCACGCTGGTTCGTGGGCAGGTGTTTGTTACACCAGAGATAGTTAGATGATTGTAAAAGTAGTTGTCCCTGATTCCATCTATGCGAGAGTTTATTTTGCTAGAGGTGAGCAAGGTCCACAAGGTAATACCGGTGCCACTGGTGCTACTGGTCCTACTGGTCCTGCTGGCACCAACGGAACTAACGGCACGAATGGCGTTGGATACACTGGCGTAACATCTGTAACAAACTTAACTATCGGTTCAGGGCTAAAAACTTTCACTCTCGTTTCAAGTAATCAGGGTGCTTTCGTTACAGGCATGCGTATTAGGGCTATCCACAGCGATACACCTACCTATTACATGGAGGGAACAGCAAATTATATTGGTGGTGGCACGCTCATTATCACTGTTGACAAGTTCAACGGCTCTGGTTCACATAACTCTTGGAACTTCGCTATATCAGGTGAAATAGGTCAGCAGGGCACTAATGGAACTAATGGAACTAATGGAACTGATGGTGCCACAGGCCCATCTGGTGTAGTATCTGTAACCGCACCTATAACAAACTCTGGAACATCAACCGCTGCAAACATTGGCATAGATCAGACTGGCCTAACGCTTGCACAATCACAGATTACTGGTTTAGTTACAGCTTTATCTGGCACAGCAAAACTTGCTTTAGCAAATACTTTTACTGTTGGTGGACATATTATTAACTCTGAGGGTGCAAGCGTAAAGCCTCTTGTCATTAGAGGTAATTCGGCTCAGACAGCGAACTTGCAGGAATGGCAGTCAACAGCATCGGGAACTGTGACCGTTGCATCTATGACTGATAGTGGTTTGTTGACTACACAAAACTTAAATAGTTCGGCAGCGAATATTGGTGGTGGGGCAAGCAATGGTGTGTTATCTGTTTATACTGGTTCAGCTTCGGGTGTAGGTCTCTCCGTTAGAGCAGCGTCAGGTCAAACAGCAGATATGCAACAATTCACAGATTCAACTGGCGTGGTGATCGGCAGGGTAAATAGCTCCGCTCAGGCAGGTTATTCTCGTGTAAGTGCAGGAACATCAACAATTTCAGGTGTATCACGATTATATGCCACTGCTGTATCTGCAACAGAAATCCCACTTGCTGTCAGAGGTGCTGCATCTCAGTCTGCAGACTTGTTTCAAATACAGGATAGTGCCGCCACAGTTTTGACATTGGTCTCGTCCGCTGGTCGCCTTGCCTCCTCAACTTTGACTACTCTAGGAAACCGAGTTCAAATTAGAGAGCAAAACACAGGTGGACAAATACAAATGTCTAGAGCGACTGCTGCTGCTTTGAACCCTGGTTCAAATAGTGCGACTCTTTATTTCCGTGATGGCACTACTGGTGGAACTCTAAAACTTGTTGTTCGTGCAGGTGCAGCAGGAGCCGAAACCACTATCCTAGATAACATCCCACAATAAAAGGAAACCATGTCATTTAACGTATCTAACGAAATCAAAGAACAACTACTAACTGAACGCTTACAGGCACTAAACCTTGAGGGCTACCAAAATGAACTAAACCTGAAAGCAGCCGAGGCTTTGGGTAATCAGGAAGTTATAGATCAGGCAACAGCAAATATTGCTGTAATCAAATCTGCTATCGAAGTGCACACCAGCGAGCTTGAATCTCTGTAATGACAACTTTGATACATCCACTAAGTCCAGCAACTCTAAACGACTTATTTGGTGAGCAATCCGAACAGCGTAAAGCGTTAGGTCTTGGACCGCATCGCGGTGTCGATTACACAGTTCCTAAGGGCACACCGCTAAAGGCTGTTGGTAATGGAACTATTGTTAGAGTTTACGAATCTAAGATTCTTGGTCATGTTGTCGAGCTCAGAACTTATGTCACTGCCGAAAATGTCAGAGTATTCGCTTATTGTCATTTAGATAAAACAGAGGTCAAAGAGGGTCAAAGAGTGAAACAAGGTGACATTATAGGTCATTCAGGTAACTCTGGAACTTCATCTGGACCGCACCTGCATTTCATGTGTGGTAAAACAGAAAATCTAGCAACCATGCCAGTGGAGGATCCATTACAGTGGTTGCCAAAGTTAGGAAAGAAATGAAAGACATTTTAGCGTCTTATGGGCGTTCACTTTTGGCTACAACATTGACAGCAGTATTTGCTATCGGAAAGTTACCGTTGAGTTTCACTGAACAGGATTGGTTGAATGTTGCTAATGCTGTATGGATCTCATTCATTCCAGTAGTCATTCGAGTTCTAAACCCTAAAGACACGCTGGGCTCTAGCAAATAGTCAAACCTTAGTGCTAGTCTGCACTTATGACTATCGACCACCTGATAGAGCAAATTGGTTCTGCCAAACTGCTTGGCTATTTTGCACACGATTCTGAGGAATGGCATGAAGCCCGTAAAGGTGTTGCTGGTTCTCTAGTTGGTTCCTTGATGGGACATAACCCTTGGCGTTCTGCCTATACTGCCTACCATGAGTATTTAGGTTTACTTCCGAGAGAATCTAATGGACCATCTTTGGCGATGCGTCTTGGAACTGCTTTTGAGAAACCTATTCAGGAACTTTGGGTTCAAGAAAACTCTGAATGGCTTACAGCTCACAACACGGGAACTTGGGCATCTACAAGGAACCCTAATTTCAAGGCTAACCCTGATGCGATTATCGAATGGTCTGACGGTTCACTAGGTATCTTGGAAATCAAGTTCTCACGTAACCCGATGAATGAACTGCCACCACACTATAAAGACCAAGTCATGTGGTATTTGCATGTTCTTGGTTTAGATCGTGGAGTTTTAGTTGCTGTTGCTAACGGTGAACTTGTCGAACATGAAATCAAATACGATGCTGTCTATGCTGCCGAATTAGAGGCTATGGCTAATGAGTTTCTGAATCGTATTGAAACACAGGTTCCACCTGACTGGGATGGTAGTCAATCGACTTATGAAACGGTTAGAACTTTATCTGACCAGTTACATGATGACGAAGTTGAATTAGGGGAACTGTATCAAAGTTTGATTAGAGCGAAAGAGAACATGGATGACGCTGACCAGCGTCTGACTTTGCTCAAATCTCAAGTGTTGCATCTCATGGATGGTGCCCGTGTAGGGACTTTTGAGGGTGACAAGGTAATACAGCTTCAAGTCAGAGGGACTGGGGCTCCGTTTATTGTTTTCAAGAGAGGGTAACAAATGGCTTTTAGTATGGATGATTATGTTGATGTCGCAGATAGGTTGAGGCAGTTCAAAAGTGTTTATCCGAATGGTTCGTTACAGCAAGTATCTTTACAGTTTATTGACTTCGCTGGTAAGTCTTGGATTGTTTATACTGCTGCTGCTTATCGGAGTCCTGACGATCTGCGTCCTGGGCATGGGACTGCTTGGGAGCCTGTTCCTGGGACTTCTAACTTCAAAAGGGATTCGGAGGTTATGAACGCTGAGACTTCTGCTTGGGGTAGAGCGATTGTGGCTGTTTTGGCTGCTGAAACTAAGCGAATTGCTACCAAGAATGAAATACCTCAAAAAAGCCCTGTAAGCCCGGTAGACGACTTTATCGCTTTGGCTCACCTAGAGTATGAAAAAGGGGACATAGAGGCTCTACGGGGCATTTACAAGCGTGCTAAGGGCACTAGAGGTATTAGTGTCGAACTTCTGAAACAAATTGAGGACTTAGCCAAAGGTCTAAAAAAGTAAAATGCCCTCCAGCAGAGAGAGGGATTCCGCCAGAGGGCTACACTCTACGGAGTGTAAAGCGACAACCACCTGTCGCAGTATGATACTTACACCAGAAATTGAGAGGGTCAAATATGTCAGCTAAGAGTGTTGCATCAGTTTTACATCATTCAAGCCATTCAGGAACAGCCAGACTTGTGCTTATCGGTATCGCTTGGCATATGAGTGAAACAGGTCACGCAGGTGCATGGCCATCTATCAAACGGTTAGCAGTCTATTCAGGTGTTTCTGAACGACAAGTCATTAGGGCTCTAGCTGCATTAGAGGAATCTGGTGAGCTCGATGTAGATCGTCACAAAGGTGAATCTTATGGTGGTCATCGCACTAACCGTTACTGGATAAACATCCCTTGTCCTAGTGACTGTGAGGGTGGAATGTATCATCGCAATTTTGGAGATAACGTGCCCATGTTTGAGGTTGTGGATAACTTCGACACACGTGACATCCAAGGTCAAATACGGTGACATCCGTGGTCAAATACGGTGACATCTGAGACACAATACGGTGACACTAATGTCACTTAACAGAACAATATATAAAAACAATATAAAAACAATTAACTATATAGAGAGAGGCTGTGGATAACATGGCAAAAGTAAAAGTCCAAATAGTAGTTTCAGCAGTATCACAAAACGGAGATTACAAAGGTCGAGTCATCAATGGTTGGGAAACATTCCAAATCAAAATAAAAGGCGAGCCAGTAACAAAGAAACGTCAATGGACAATGTGGCTGGAACTACCAAGCAACCTAGCAAAAGATGATGTAGTCGAGTTCACAGGCGAACTAGGAACCAAAGCAGGAACATTCGACAAAGATGGACAAACATTCCAAACAGTCGAACACTCAATCAACGAACCAAGCTACACAGTGATAAGTCGAGGCATACCACTAGAACCAAAGCCAATAACCGAACTCACAGAGAACCCACCATTCTAAAATGAAAATCAGGGTCTACGGAGAACCAGCACCACAAGGATCTAAAACTGCTATTGTCCGTAACGGTAAAGCGATCATGTTTGAAAGCTCTAAAAAACTGCCAGGGTGGAGGGATACATGTCTAATGGCTTGCACTATTGCAGCTAGAGAACATGATGTCCCTCTCCTTGGACCTGTAACAGTTCATCTAACATTTCATATGCCTAGACCTAAATCAGTTTCGAGACGCTACCCAAATAGTGCACCAGACTTAGACAAACTAGTTCGAGGTGTAGGCGATTCGTTACAGCAATCAGGTATCTTGGCTAATGATGGGCAAATAGTTACTTTAGTGGCACATAAAATCTATGCAGCCGAAACAGGTGACATGGGCGTAGAAATAGAGATAACAACAAAACCATGATTCGTGAAGTTTGTTCCTGTGGAGCCGAGTTCGAGTCAGATCTACCAAATCAGGTGGAACTGGTCAAGAATTGGAGACGCACACACAAACACTCAGACAAGCCACACAAGCCCGATACAGCCGACTTAAGCATCACAAGCGATAACCAAGTAGCCCTAGGCTTTCAAGCCATCTACGACCAATACAACGATGATAACGATTAGGTAACAATGAACGTGTCCCTCTACTTTTCAGTTAAAAGCCTTGCCAAACTATTTATGTCTGCACCACCGCAGACCAAAAAGAGAGGCAACAAATGCTGAAATACATGTTAGGCGGAGCGTTCGCCACACTAGCAATCATCAAACTCGCTGAGCTAGTAGATAAACAACCAGAAATCGGAATACCACTAACCGCAGTAATCACCGTTGTATGGGTAATCGAAATATTCCACGAATCAGCAAAGTTGAGGAAATAACATGGCACACGCTAGAGCCACAGATCCACAAGAATCACATTTAGCCGCAGCCAGCATCGACGCAATCCGAACCACACCAACCCGAGAAGCAATCCTAGATCTACTATCACTAACAGCGATGACAGACGAGGAACTTTGCTGGGCATACAAATCACTCGCTCACATCGGAGGTGCACCAATGAGTTCAGACCAAAACATCAGAACACAAAGATGCTTCCTACATCGTCAAGGCAAAGTGCATATTGTTGGAGTAACTAAATCATCGTCAGGTAGACAAACAAGAGTCTGGAGAACAGCATGACCAAACCATTTACACAAGCACAATCAAAAGACATCGCCGAAAAAACTGCAATCATAGCAAACCAAGCATTCGTCTTAGGCAGACAATCGGAAGCAGACCGCATCAAAGGCTACATCAAAGAACAACAATGCGAACTCACAGTAGACACAGGCATTTGCGAACACGATAACTGCTACCTACTCGGAGACATCATCGCCTACATCAACCAACACGGAAAACATGAGAAAAACGAGATAAAACTATGAACCTAACAAAAGCCGAAATAGTATTCTTTACACTATTCACCACCATGGCACTCGTAGTCCTAGGGCTAATCATCTGGCTAGTAGACACCACACCAAACTGCTGGACCTACCAACCAACAGAACAAACAGGAATCGTGAAATGCGAACACCATGAATGAACTGAACAGGACACTAGTAATGACCACCTGCAAATGTCGAGAAAATAGCAAGAATCTAGTGATGACCAGAGAATATTTAGATGACCTAATCAAGCTCAAAGAGAACCGCAGACGAATCGAAACAATCGACCAAGTCCTAGATCTATTAGCGATACATCACGAGAAATGGTTTCAACAATCACTCACAGCAGGTTCAGCAACATACTGGGCTAACAAAGTAACAACCACACAACAACTAATGAACGAGCTAGAGGAAATGAAATGCCAGAAATAGAGCCAACACCAGAAGCAATAGAAAAAGCATGGGCTGAAAGAATCAAAGACATACAACATGACTACACACCGGACTGCGACTGTCGTATGTGCCTACCATTAGAGCCACCATGCTGCCCATCATGTAGCGATAACAATGGCTGACTGGCATAGCAGTCCAGAATGGATCAAGGCAAGAGCATACGCTAAGACAATCCTTGAGCCCGTATGTGCAAGATGTAACAAAGACTTGGAAGGTAGCGACTGGACTATCGACCACATGGTAGCGAGTGACCCTCCTAACCATGACATAAGTAACCTCCAGTCAATGTGTCGCAGATGCAATGGATACAAACAAGATAAAGTCTTGGAGCGTATCACATGGACATCCGACAGGTGGCAATAGCCTAAAGATGAGCCATCAGAATAGCCCTATTACTGCCTCTCACAGTGATAGGGTTTTTTCTATGGGTGCCGTTTCAT